TGACTGCTGAAGAAATTGAAGCTAGGGTGTGGGCTTTTGTGATTGTTTGTTTGATATTGATTCTTCTTGGCTCTGTAGCCATGTTTCTCTACGCATTAACTTACGTCACTCAGCCGATGGCTGGAATGGCTCCAATAGACAAGGTTTATACACAGCAAATCAGCACCATTATGGTGTTCATCACTGGTGTGTTGGGTGGTGTTGCTGGTAGGTCTGGTGTCAAGGCAATAGCTACAGCTACAGCCAAGGCAGAAGCCATTGACAACGATGAGCCCCCAAAGCCATGAGTTTGTTTAATCCTTGGGTGCTTTTGGGCATCCTTATGGCGGTAGTTGGGTCGTTTGGTAGCGGTTATTACAAGGGGTCAGATGATGAACTTACTCGTCAACAACTTGAAATTGCTGCACTAAATGCTGAAGCTAGGGTTAAGGAACAAGCCCTAATAACTGCTGTTCAGACTCAATCCACCAAACTTCAAAAGGCAAATCAAGATGCAAAACTTGCTCAACAAAAGCGCAATTCTGACATTGAGTCTGGCGCTCTCAAGTTGCGGCTTTCTGTCAAAGCCCCCGTCTGCCCCGTACATACCGCCTCAGATGCCCCCATTACCAGCGGAGATAGCGTTCAAACAACAACCGAACTTGACCCAGCGTTTGCTCGATCTCTTGTCGCCATCACAGACGATGGAGACAAAGCCATCAGGCAATTGAACGCTTGCATAGAGGCTTACAACAGTGTTTATCAAACTTTGAACAAATCACGTTAAGATTCACGCTGTTGTCATTGATTTAGTTTACTTTAGGGCAACTTCACTGGAGTTGTCATGACAAAACTATCAGACAAAGAGTTTCTTGAGTTATGGGCAACACATCAATCTGCATCTGTAATTGCAAAAATTATGGACATGGATTTACGTTCAATCCAAAAACGTAGACGTCATTTAGAAATTAAATTTGGACAATCTCTTAGCCCAAAACTTTTACCTGTTACTTTAAGCAAACCCGAAAATCCAGCAAGAAAAGAACTTGGGATAGAGAATGGCGTTGTTATTGTTTTTAGTGATGCTCACTTCTGGCCTAGCATCCACACAACGGCGTATAAGGGACTTCTTTGGGCAATTAAAGAGTTTCAGCCAAAGGCTGTTATTGCCAATGGAGATATATTTGATGGCGCTAGTATTAGCCGTTTTCCTCGTATTGGATGGGATTCAACGCCATCGGTAATACAAGAGTTGAAAGCCTGTGAATTGGCAATGGGTGAGATTGAAGAAGCCGCCAAGAAAGCAAGACACAATGTAAACCTAGTGTGGACACTTGGTAACCATGACGCAAGGTTTGAGAACCGCCTAGCTGCCAATGCCCCTCAATATGAGCAAGTCAAAGGCTTTTCTCTGAAAGACCATTTCCCTGCTTGGCATCCATGCTGGAGTTGTTGGCCTACCGAGGAAGTAGCTGTTAAACATCGCTGGAAAGGTGGCATTCACGCCACACACAACAATACAGTCAATGCTGGTGTAAGCATAGTTACAGGGCATCTACACAGCCTCAAAGTCACTCCTTATGCTGACTACAACGGCAACAGGTTTGGGGTCGATACAGGCACATTGGCAGAGACTGATGGCCCTCAGTTTGTCAACTACCTAGAAGATTCGCCTGTCAATTGGAGATCAGGGTTTGCTGTACTGACATTTCATAATGGGAAATTGCTTTGGCCTGAGTTAGTGCATAAGTGGGATGAGGGACAAATTGAGTTTAGGGGCAAGGTTTATGACGTATGACCTTGTAGCTTATCTCAGATCTGAAATAAAAGAACTACATCACATTTTGCATGAAACTCAGCTTGCTTTGGCGCAAGCAAATGTCAGGCTTAACAGACGTTCTGAACCCTTAACTGAGGAACGTATCTATACCTTGTATAGACGTAGCTTGGACTGGCGTAAGTTGGCTAGAGACATTGAAGCAGAGCACGATATTGAATAAAAAAAGGGGAGTCCTAAGACCCCCCTGTCAAGGTCAACTGCACTTAAATTATGCCACACGTTCCCAGACTAAGCCATCTTCGTCTTCTACGATCTCTCCGATTTCGTATTCGTCGGATTCTGCGTCTTCGTCGGTTTCGTCTTCTTCGTCAGTTTCTTCATCGCACTGATATTCGTAGTCTTCGGTAACGTCATAGTCAACGCACCAGTCATGGTTTTTTTGGAATTCGATGAATTCCTGAATGATTGCAATCTTGTCAAACTCCATTGTCTCAACAGTCACCTTGTCTGAACCAAAATCCCAATCTGCAATGTCAATCTCAATCTTGTACATGATGTTCCCCTTGTTATGGCATGATCGCCAAGTAAAATAGTATCTTTGATTTATGACAGTCTCTAGCAATAATCCATCAATTTTTACAACGAAAGGTTAAAGAAATGAATTTATCAGCCAATTTTTCTTTGAAAGAACTAACGAAATCTGACACTGCTACCCGCCTTGGGATTGATAACACACCTGATGATGAGGCCATTGACAATCTGAAGACTTTGTGTGAAAAGGTGCTTCAGCCTGTTCGTGAGCATTTTGGCAAGTCTGTGACTATTAATTCAGCTTATCGTAGCCCTGAGTCTAATGCTGCTGTTGGTGGCTCTAAGACTTCAGACCATTGCAAGGGTCAAGCCGCTGATATTGAGATTGCTGGCATTGCCAATGCTGATCTTGCCCAATGGATTATGGATAATTTGGACTATACACAACTAATCCTTGAATTCTACACACAGGGTATACCCGACTCTGGTTGGGTTCATGTGTCTTATGACCCTAATAACCTTAAGAAGCAGGAATTGACTGCTGTTAAGGTGGCAGGGAAGACTCAGTATCTGAATGGACTACAGGCTTGATTTGAGTCTTACAGAAGTGTTTGGGGACAAGGTGTTCAAAGAAGATCACTTCCCCGCACTTCTCACATAGCCATGCTTCACCTCGGTCTACAGTGGTTACTTTATTGCCACGTTGACCATTACGTCTGCCGTAGAAGGTTCTTATCTTGCGAATCATTTACCAATTTTAGCCTTTGAATAGATAAAAAAATCACGCTTTTCTGTCAACGCAATACGCTCTCTTGCGTTTTTACCAAAGGCTTGACCAGCAGCAAATTGCCTAAGTTCTTTGTCTCTTGTCCAAATACTAGGCTCTCCTCGCCAATCAAATACGTTTTTCTTAATCATCTTTACCCCATCGTTTACATAATTGCTTTATTGTTTTACTTTGCTTCTTAGGCTTTTCACACACTTCACTCACAGATTTCTCTTTTGCTTTTGCCTGTAATTGTGGAGAAGTCAGAGGTTTAGGTGTATCAGGAAAGAGATTAGTCCATCCTGACACCCCCATAACTATACCGATAATAAGTCGGTCAATCATTCATTATCAACTTCGTTTTGTAGGAAATAAAGTACCCAAACAAGGATGACCCCAAAGGCAATCACTGCAAAACCGCCAAAAGCCATTAACATAAAAGTTACGAGTACATCCCACATTAGACTGCCCTCCACTCACGTTCATTACGCCCTGCTGAAGACTTAACTGTTCTGCCTGTCAACTCAATCAGGTTCATCTTCTGCAACTCGTTTAAACGCCTTGCAACCTGATTTGCCTCTAACCCGCTATGTCTGGCTATCCCATCTTTTCCAAGCGAACCATGAGCCTTTAAACAGTCCACAATGGTGCTGAAGTGCTTTGAGGCCAAGTCTTTGGCAGCATCAGCGGCTTCATAGCTGGTTACTGGGTCGATACATCTCACCCTGTTAAATATTGGTAAATCAAAAAACTTCTTCACTTCACCACCAAAATGCGTTTTGTCTAACAAATCCATTATCAACTCCTGTTAAGTTAGTTTAATCAACACCATATCTTTTAAATTTACTTTAAAAAACTTCTCTCCACTTTCAACATATTTATTTTTTGATTCTTGTAAGTCTGATGCCAAGACTCTTTTTGCTGTGCAAATAAAAGCCATTGAACCATTCTTGTTAACCGAAATGAAATACGTCTTCATGTTGTTTATCAATAATTTTCTTTTTCTCTCTGGAACATTTAGTGTGTCAAAAGGAAATAAATCTGTCTTCCATGAATTCCTTACCTCAACTTCAACATAACCTATCTTCTTGTTATCCTTGTAAGCGACCAAATCCACACCATAAATGTCTTCATTTTCTACAAGTTTTATCTTGTAGTGCTTATCAAACAATGCAATAACTTTGTCTTTTCCAAATTTATCGTACTGTTCGTGTAAGTTTTTATCGAACTTTTTATCCATGTTAGTGTGTACTTACTTACAAATGCAGTCTCTCCCGCTGTCACCACCTCTGTATATTCACCCTGTGGTTAGATTTGTGCCTTGGAAGGCTGTGTCGACTGTCTGCAATTGACTAATAAGGGGAATTGCAGACAAACACATATACAAGATGCAATTCTCTCACCCCTTAATTCTGTAAAACATCAAAATGGAATATCTTCATCCATGTCTTCAATGGAAGACTTACTCTTTGGTGAGGAAGTGTTCATTTCTTCTTTAGGGCTTACTGCTAACCCCATGAACTTTCCTGTTTTGCCTTCTTTAATCCAAGCTGACAGCCAGTAGGGTTTGCCATTGACTGTAATGTTCCCTTTGTAATCGGGATGATTTGGTGTTTTTTTGTCTTGCTCTTTAAAAAGTACACCTGAGTTATCACGCTGTTCCATGTTTAAACCTTTATTTCATTGAGTTTTTTAACTTTGTCATCCACTTCTGAGAGAAACTGGATAACCTCTTGTTCGAGTTCTGCAATATACCTATCATTGCGCTCGATTCTTTTGACAAACAAATGTAAGTGTTCAGGCATTCGTGGGTCGAAACTCACAAAGTCGCACCAACTTCTGTTTGTACACGCCATTTGCCATTGCATTTGGTCGTAATACTTTTTTGCTGGCTCATCACCAAGTAGTGTGTCAATGTGGGTTGCTGTATTGGGACACTTAATCTCTAAGCATCCATCATCACCCACCAAGCCATCAGGAGAGGCAGCAGACATGGTAATGCGTGGATGGTCAATAGCACCTACCTGATCTACCATATTGCCTGATTTAGCCTCGTATGCGGCTCTAGCAAAGGGT